TCCCCGGAGCTTCCCCCCCTGTCTACCAAGAATCTCTTGAGCTTCTTGAGAAGACTCCCGAAACATCGGAGTCTATGTACTGGGCGGATGAAGGAAGATTTCGTATTCTTGGAGGTATTCCAAAGGAGCTTCGTCCTCGTATCCCTGTCACTCATAACATTGTGCCTAGTCTTATTGCTACTGATTCCCCCGCAACACTCCCCGCTGAACTCCGCCCTCGCGCAGAAATCTTCAATGGAGAGGAGAGACTCAGACTAGCTCAGACTGACAGTGTAATGAAGCAGGCCTGCCCTGACATTGTTCAATGGGATCACACAGTTGTCAAGGTTGCCTGTTCCCAACTCATCAGTAACCAGCGCCGACACATTAGCACTCTTTCCACGAAGAAAGAGCTACAATGGGAGCCGCTTACTGAGGAACAGAACCTTGCTGGATTCGGAGACATCAACCAGACCAACGTCAAGACATCCCCTGGCCTGCCATGGATGAGTACTCTGCCTGACTTTAAGCAGGTCTTCAAGAAACCCAAAATGGGTGGAAAGACGTCCTTCTTGAATGACGATGGAAGCCTCACTCCTGAGTTTGCTCAGGTTGTGTTCGACCTGGAGGAGAAATGCAAGAGAATGAGTCCCGCTGTTCTCTCGTACATCTTCAACAAAGCCGAACGCCGCCTGCCAAACAAGGTCAAGAGCCCACGAACCATCTCTGTTTTCCCCTACGAGTTCACCTACGTCTTCCGCAAGTACTATGGAGCCTACATGGACTTCATCATTGCCAACCACAACCAATCGGAAATCGCAATTGGACTCAATGCCATGAACTGGGAATGGGAGCACGCCTATCGCCGCCTTGAAGTTGTCGGACGCAACAAGATCGCTTTCGACTACAAGGCTTTTGACAAGGCTCAGCCCTTCCAGCTCTCCACCACTGCTCTGGATATCATCGAGGACTACTTCTACCAAGTTATGCTCAAGAGTGGCAAAACCCCTGAGAAGGTTGCCGCTTACGAGCAGGACAAGGTTGTGAGGAGAAATCTTTGGTATTCTGCCATCAGTTGCCACTACGTCAATCATGACACAGTTTTCCACACCCTCTTCGGAAATCCCTCCGGAGGAGTGTTAACCACCCAACAAAACTGCGTTGTGAACCAGCTTTACATCAGGCTGGCGTACCTCGAGATCACCAAGAGGCACGATTTTGACGAGCATGTGAGAGTTTTGGTTTACGGAGACGACCTGGTTATGTGTGTATCGGATGAGATCTTTGCGAAGTTTAATTTCATTACCATCAAGAGATACTTCGCCTCCTACAATGTCATCATCACCTGGCCCGATAAGAGACGAGAAGACCATGAAGACACCCACTGCTCTGATGAGGACTTCACATTCCTGAAGCGTGGATTTACCCTCCAGAAAAACCTCTTCGAGGCCTACCCTGGAGAAGAACCCCGCAAAGCCTACAACATCTTTGGCACTCTGGATGTGGAAACCATTGAGGAGATCCCACAATGGATTAACGGAAAACTAGACCACCGCGCCGCCACTATTGATAACTACGAGACTGCTTGCATGCTCGCAGCTCAATGGCCCGAGGAGGTCTATGATAAGATCATGGCCAAGTTTGAAGAGAATCTCACTCATTTGCCTAATTATGCCCCTCTCGGTTACGCGACTTGGCGTCGCAAGATCGAAGATATGAGGGACGCAGGACAAGAGGAATTGCTCTTTATGGCCCACCGTTCGCCCAATCACTTCATGGAACAATCAGGAGATGGAGACAGTGACGATGAAGTTAGCCGACCCCCTTCCCCCGCTTACTCGACCAAGTATGGATACGAGCAGGATAGCGATGGAAGGTGGCAGTACGTCAACCCGGAAGTGGACAACCCCCGATATGAGGAGCTGAAGCAGTATGAGAGACTGCAACGCGACTCATCAGCACCCTATGGAGAAGATTCGACATCCCTTCGAGAACAG